TATCGTCGTAGTGATGGGGCTACTTCTTACGAAGCGAAGCTGCCGGAGGAAATCTTATCAGATAGCACAGTACAATCAGCTCAATCAAAAGCTGTCACTGATGAACACCCAAGTGTGCTTGTGACGACTGCTAATCATAAACAGTTAGCAAAAGGTTTAAGCCATACGGATGCTCGAGTAGATGGTGACAAATTGCTTGTATCGTTTACAGTCACAGACAGCGAGCTAATTGACAAGATTAAAGCCGGTAAACGTGAGGTATCTATTGGCTTTTTAAGCGATATTGAACAACGTACTGGCGAATATAACGGTCAACGATTCGATGCAGTACAAAAGAATATTGAAATCAATCATATTGCTGTTGTAGATCATGGTCGTGCAGGTCCTGAGATTGGCATCCGTAACGACAGTGATGCGTGGCAGATTGAAGATGAAGGGGGAAAAGGAAAAATGCCAGTTTACAAGATTGATGGGAAAGATTACGAAGTAGATTCAGCTGTTAAATCATTTTTAGAAGCACAACAAGCGAAACTTGACGCTGCTGTATTAAAAAATAAAGAGGTGGATTCGCTTCAAGGTCGCTTAGATGCACAAGATGCAACGATTAAAGCGAAAGATGCTGAAATTACTCAATTAAAAGCAAAACAACTGTCTGCTGATGAATTAGACAAGAAAGTTGAGGAACGTGTAGCGCTTATTGGTACTGTGAAGCCAGTGCTAGGTGATTCATTCGACTTTACAGGTAAAACGGACCGTGAATTGAAAGAAGCGGTTATTCAGTCTGTAAATCACGAATTTAAAGGTGATGGTAAGTCTGATGATTATATCAATGCCTTTTATGATGCAACAGTTGTTAATGTTCAAGCGAATGGTTTTTCATCTACAGGTGCTCAATCAGCGTTTACAGGTGATTCAACTGGTACTCAGTCAAAAGAAATCAACGACATGAAGGCCCAACGCCTAAACATGCGTAAATAAGGAGGAAACGGAATGCCTATTACATCCTATCCGCAATATATGGATCCAGCGGGCAAAGCTGGTCAATTAGCAAACTTTCAAAACTATGTAGCAGATTCATATGCAGTCCAAGAGACCGTGCCATACGGTGCAGCTGTACAGTTAAATGCGACAGGTACAGCGATTACACCGATTAAAACGGGTGGGACGGTTATCGGTATCGCGTTAGCTCAACACATTCATGATTACGTGGAGAAGAAAGACGACCAAAAATACGAAGTGGCATCATCAGCTGCAATCGTAAAACGTGGTCGTATTTTTGTTGTGGCCGGCGGCGATGTTATCAACGGTCAAGCCGTTAAAGTGGACCCAGCAACTCAAAAATTCTCAACAAGCGGAACAATTACAATTGCAGGAGCTGTTTTTAAATCTAATGCAACGGCTAATCAACTTGTAGAAATTGAAATTAACTTACCATAAAGGGGGATTCACATATGTCACTATTACGACCACAAGATTTACAAGCTATTGACGCTAAAATCTATGAGCCGCATAAAGAGGAGCTAAAAGCACGTAGTATTTTTGGGTTAAAAACAGATATTCCAGCGGGCGCAGAAACGTATGCGTACGATGTATTCAATCGCTCTGGTGCCGCTAAAATCCTAGCTCCTGGTGCAACTGATATTCCTTTAGTAGACGCTGATTTAGACCGTCATACAGTCAATATTTACTCCATTGCAGCGGCTATTAATATTACAGTACAAGAGCTTCGTCAAGCTCAAATGGCTGGTATGACAGTAGAGACAGTGAAGGTTGATACGGCTCGTAAAGCAATTGCTGAAAAAGAGAACAAACTAGCTTTTATTGGCGATGCTGCTCATAACATCAAAGGCTTAACATCGACAACAGGTATTCAAGTATATGCGGTTGATCAAAACGCTGGTGGGGCTTCTACAAAGTGGAAAGATAAAACAGCGGACGAAATCGTTGCAGATATTCGGAAAGCGAAAAATAAAGTCAATAAGTTACCTGGTCATACTGCTGACACGTTATTGATTACACCTGATTCGTTTGAATTACTTGAAAAACCGTTCAACGAGTTCACAAAGCAAACAGTGCTGGAATATATCCAATCACAACGCTGGTTCACTCGCATCGAAGTATTAAACGATATTAAGGGACAAGGTACTGCAGGTGCAGATTGTTTTGTCGTGCTTGATTCTTCACCAGAGGTTGTACAACTGGGCATTCCAATGGATATTACACGCCATCCACAAGAATACTCATTCCCGAATTACAAAGTGCCTTTCGAGCAACGTACCACAGGCTTAATCGTACGTTACCCAATGGCAATTGTGCGAGGTGACGGTATCTAATGTTAGTCAATAACAAAGGTAATTTCTCATATGAAGCGGCTGGTGTTGTATTAATTCCTGGTACAAACAAAGTGGATGAAAAGGAGTTTGAAAAATTTCTAGCTCATCCACTCATGGCGGAGTTAGATCAGCGAGGTGAATTTGTCTATGAAAAAGGTAAAACGTCTGCGAAGGATGTTATCGCGCTTGTTGAAGATGCATATGACGTCGACATGTTAGAAGCAATGAAAGATGATGAAGATCGTAAAACTGTTCTTGAAGCAATCGACAAGCGTATTGCCGAATTAAAAGCTGAGTAGGAGGTGCTGGTATGAGTGAGAAACTCACAACACCTGAAAAAGTAAAATCCATTGCAAAGCACCTTTCGTCACTTACAGATGAACAGGTGCTTTTATTGATTGAAGATGCACAACTTGAAGTTGAGGAGCTTGATGTTGCGGATAAGTACAAAGAAAAACTCACTCGCTACTTAGCTGCTCACTATGGATCATTAGGTAAAAGACAGGCCCAATCTGAAACAGTTGGTCCTATTAAGCGTACATTTACTTCATCTGCTATTGATTCAAGTAAAGGTCTTGATGCTACACCATTTGGTCAAGAGTATCAACGATTGTTAAAGCTTTATAAGCCGAAAAAAATTAATTTAACGGTGATATAGATGGAATACTTTGACGATATAGAAAACCTTGAAAAGTTAGAGCGGGAAATCAATGAGCTCAACCGTTATGCAGTAGAAATCGGTGTGTTTGGTAGTGATGATTCGTTTTATCAGATGATTGCTACTGTGCACGAGTTCGGAATGAAAATCAAAGCCAAAAACAAGTATCTAGCTATTCCTACAAAGGAAGCTGGCGAAAAGCGACCGCGCGACTTTGGTGATAAATTATTCAAACCGAAAGGAAAGAATATTTTAGCACTCGCTAATCGTGATGGTACGTTGACAACGATGTTCATACTGAAAGAATCAGTAAACATTCCAGAACGCTCTTTCATCCGTTCTACATTCGATGAACAAAATGATGAATGGCTAGATTTTATCGAGCGGCAAATCGAAAAGGTCCTATCACTAGAAATTACAGCAAGACAGTTATTCGAGCGTCTTGGCGCTCTCATAGTGGGAGAAATTCAAAAGAAAATGACAGACCTTAGTACACCGTCTCTCAGTCCACTGACAAAAGCAAATCGTAAACACGGTGGAGATAATCCATTGATAGACACCGGGGAGTTAAGGCGACATGTTACGTGGAAGGTCGTGAGAGATGATGGATAACATGTTTGAATTCTCTGATTTACTCGAGGAGCATAGCGTGCCATTTGTCGCTTATGAAAAAAGAGATGGGGATTGGGCAGACAATGGGGATTGGGTTCCGGCGGGTAAATTGGTTCCCATTCATTTAAAAGGGGCCATCTTTCCCTTAACAAAGGATGATCTGCAATATGCTGAAAATGGAATGTATAGTGTGAAGGACCGAAAAATCTATACTACTCATGTATTAGAGGTTGGACAAAAACTTCTATATAAAAATATTACGTACACGATTCAGGGTATGGAGGATTACAGCGACTATATGGATATTAATGTCTATTATGTAAGGTGGGCCGGCGATGAATCTAGTAGCGGTTAAAGAACTGATTACTCAAATAAAAAAAGATATCGGTATTCTAATCATTAAAGGGAATACAAAGGCTCCGGCGCCAAAGCCACCTTATGGGATGTACAATATCACTTCTCCTTATATCAAAGGAAAGGGAAGAGGAGCAGTTACCCTCCATGATAGTGAATCCGGACCATACGAAAAACGGACAGAGGAGTATACATTCACAATCTCTTTTTCTATTTTTGCTGAAAACACCGAAACTACTATTGGGCTTGCTCACAAAGTTCATCAGTGGTTTTCGTTTTTAGGCGAGGAATTTATTAGAGAGCAAGGTTTTGTTATCGCTAGTGTTGGAAATATCGAAAATCGAACTACTTTTTTAGTAGACGATTATGAATACAGATATGGATTTGATGTTCAGTTCAGGGCTGTAGATGAACAGATTCGTCAAATTGAAACGATTGAAAAAGTAGAAATTACTAATTTGGGAGGTTGAATAAATGCCGTTAAGTGATGTAACAGTAACCA